TCGAACCCTCTAAAACAGGGTTTGGAAGCGTTCCCATACGTTCCAATGCCGCGGTTCTCGCTGTTTAGATGTTTCACTCCGTAGCTCTTCGTACCATTGATTTCGACACATTTTCGACAGGTTTCCGATGTTTGCTAACGACCGGAGTCCGTCACATACAAGTATGTATATGGACAGAAAATAGCGTCGCTCTAGATTGTCCAGTGAACGGAGTGAGCAATAGTTAAGCACGTTGTTAGTTGCGCTGTATGTTATATGCGCGTCGCCATTGTGCTCTTGGCTTACATTGGCATCTAGATAAATGATCATTGAGATGACTCAGGCCTCTACCAGTTCGCTCAATGATATTTTTACTTTTGACCCTTTTGTCAATTAGGTTATAGCATTCTGCATAGAAATTCTTTACAGCGTCAGGTATGTTTGGTTTATATCCTTTTTCGATCTCTAAAAATCTTCTGATGCAGAGCACTATAAGATCGGATAGCTGGATCATCGGGTTCTTACAAGAGTCGATAGGGTGGCTGAACTCAACAATCCACTTAACCTTTTGGTTGGCAGGGACTTCAAATCGACGATTCTGAATGATTGCCTCAACACTTTCGTGATGCTCTTCTTTTTCATCAAGCACAATCATGCCTCTCGCAGATTGCCCAAGGTTTTCCTTGACGTGCCAATTCATGTAGGTAATTAAATAGTCGAACGAAAGCAAATAGGGATGCTTAGTGTTGAATACTGTCTGATATTGGCACTGAGATTGATCAAGGCAAGATTTTTCCACTGCAAAAAAGTGCACTTGGTGCCCAAGTTGTTCAATTAACCCTAGTAATGATCTTACGAGTGTCAAACGATCATTTATTGGGTGGTTATTAAAGAATCCTTGGCCATGCGGTGAAAGTAGCTCGTGAGAATGGATTTCAAATCCGGCAGGTGTATTTCCTTTGAAGTAGTTATCAATGATCTCGTCTAGCTTTTCTTTGGTGTTGTTCCACTTTTTGTCAGCAATACTCAGGCCACCCAATACAAAAATTGGCTGCTGTTGATCATTAAGATTTGCTCCTGAATCACCGCTCTCATCCAGGTAGAAAAAGTGCATTGCTCAATTCCCTCTTGGTAAAGATGACTATAAATAAAGGTCAGCTTCTGGATGAAATCCGTCCTCTTGGGATGGGTTGTTTCAGGTCGTACCTAGTTTTATCAGGCATAAGCTGTCTTGACTTCAAATAAATTATCCCATTGGATTGAAACTGCTCGCCGCAGTGCAGTAACGTGTCTTCATTCGATCACTGCTTACCTTGCGATCATTGTCATAACGTGCACGCCAGATTCTGCACTGCTCATGGAAATACTGCTTGGCAGCCTTACGACATTCGCGGTAATCGATTGATCCGCGTCGGTGATTGGCGCAGACACTGGAACCATCTATGTGATTGTTTACGGATAGCCATTCTGCTAGGTAGTTTGTACCGCCATTCCAGCTTTTGATCCACTTAGAGGTTCGTTCGCGGTTTGCTCGATTGGTTTGGCGTTGCTGTGTTTGTTGGGGCGCAGATACTACTCGATGGGGTGCTGGCGGTGTGTAGGTGTTGGCCGGTTTTTGCGGCCTGTAATTACTATCGTTATAAACAGTTTGCTTAGGCTGGCTCTGTTGATGATTGCGTGCATTAACACTCTCCCAAAAAAGTTCTTCTGATGTCTTTTGGGGCTGGTTTTGGGGAGTGTTATCGTTAGGGGTGTGAGCAGGTTTCTCAAGTCTAGAGGGTTGGCTGGGTTGTGGTTTTGGAAGGAAAGAGAGTTTATTTCCTACCATGTGTAAGGCCAACCCTGAAAGTCCTAGCCCTAAAGCGATTGCGAGCGACCATTTACCAAAGCTCTGGCTCCGCTTTCTTCTTAAGTACTCCGGTGCATCGTCCTTGTCAGCTTTCATTCTTGCCTTCCGTCCGTAGGGCATACCATCGCAGTGCTACTTTTCTAGTGATCGCTATCCCGCGTTTTGATTGGGCAAGTTTCGATTGGCTTCGTCATAGGACGGACTAGTTTGCCCAATTTCAGGCATAACTTCTCCGCTCATGAGCCACCAACGATACTGGGGATAGATTTTCCCTAGCTGCTCTAGCTCTTCTGCGCCAATTCTCGCTCTACCTCTCTTAATACTCTGCCAGCGGACGTAGTCCTTGCTATTGACCTCTGCCAACTCTTTCAAGCTGGTCTGATCGAGCAATTGAAGCGCTCTATTGGCCATGCCTTCAGCCATTGATAAATACCATTATGGACTATTGTCATAATTTCTGTTTTATGGATAATGTCCATATGGACTTAATCCATAGATAAATTTCGCTAATGCCACGAATAGTGACGGAATGAGCATGGAACTGGAAGAGCTTAACCCCGGCGCCCTGATAGGGCCGCAACAGGATGTGGAGTCCATCGAACGGTGGGCGGAACGCAACGGCATTAGCTATGGCACCGTCCGCGCTTGGGTTTACCGGGGCGTGCTGCCGTCCGTGAAGCTCGGAAAGCTGCGCATGGTGAATAGCGCGCTGCTTCGCAACTGGCTGTTGGAACAGGAGTGGACGGCATGAGCCGCACCGATCCGCAATTCAAGCTCCGTATGCCTCCAGCTCTTCGCGCTCGGGTTGAACAGGCTGCCAAGGCCTCTATGCGTTCCCTGAATGCCGAATTGGTCTTCCGTGTTGAGCAGAGCTTTGAAGGCGTTGAGGTAGCGCGCGTTCTGTCGAGCAACCCGATGAACGCGTTGCTGAGCTTCCTTGAGGGCTATCTGTTGCACGCGGCGGAGCATCCCAGCGAACCCTTCGACCGCGCCCTGATGCTGATCGATGGCCTTATGGACGCCGGCTACCTCTCCCAACCGGAAGAATCCTATCTGACTGACCTGCGGGTTGAAGCTCTCGCCTGGGGCCGTGCTCGCCAAAATAAGGAGGAAGCTGACCATGTCGTCTCCGAATTACTTGCGCCAAACCCACGCTCCGGACTGCGCCTGCTCTGTGTGCTGGTCCGCAAGGCAGGTCGTTGCGCCGTTGTGCAGCCAATCTCCGTGTACGGACTGCCAGCCCCCTGGGCTCCCCTATCTGGAAAATGGCCGTTGGACTTGCCGTCCCCGTTCCTTCTGCGCGAAACACGACCCGTCCCGGCGTCCGCCGAAGTACTGGCACGTTGTGTACGACAGCGGGAAACCCACGCCCTTTGTGCCCGTGCGCGAAGCATTCCAACTGGAGGGCTGAACCATGCTCGCTAAGACCCTGAAAGCGCTGCTCCTGCTCTGCCTGATTCAGGCCGCCCGCACCGTGGTCGATCCGGTCAAGGGCCGCGCTCCCGGCTCGTCGGAACAGCTTCACCGTTCCGGCGAACGGAAGCACGGGCGGAGCGCACCCTTGAACGCCTCCCCCCTGAAACAGCCTCCGCTTGGGAGTGTGGGGCAGCTTCTCCGCCCCGCGCTCCCGAGCCCTCGGCGGCAAGAGCGGGATGACAAGGGCAGAGCCCTTGGTGTTAACAGACTTGAAAGTTATTCATTTCGGCGAAAATCGAAATGCTCGTTACTGAACTTTGTTGCTCAATAAGTTCAGTAGCTTGATATTTCCTCAGAAACGATTTTAGGCGCTTTATCTGTGTTGATATAGCTCCACTAGAACTCGCTGAAACTCGGTAAAAAAGGCTCTTCTTTTCCTAAGCAATCACTTCCGCTGAATCACCGGCACATGAGCCGAATTGCAGCAGCGGGCTAACTCACGCCGAAAAAGGCGAATTGAAGGAGAAACACCGATGAACATGTTTGCAACCCAAGGCGGCGTCGTCGAACTGTGGGTCACCAAGACCGACACCTATACCTCGACCAAGACCGGGGAAATCTACGCCTCGGTCCAGTCCATCGCCCCGATCCCGGAAGGTGCCCGTGGCAACGCCAAGGGCTTCGAGATCAGCGAATACAACATCGAGCCGACCCTGCTGGACGCCATCGTCTTCGAAGGCCAGCCGGTGCTCTGCAAGTTCGCCAGCGTGGTCCGCCCGACCCAAGACCGTTTCGGTCGGATCACCAATACCCAAGTCCTTGTGGATCTGCTGGCCGTGGGCGGCAAGCCGATGGCGCCGACCGCCCAAGCCCCGGCCCGCCCGCAAGCACAGGCCCAAGCCCCGCGCCCGGCCCAGCAGCCGCAGGGCCAGGACAAACAAGACAAGTCCCCGGACGCCAAGGCGTAAGCCGTAGGAGGCCGCGATGCTCCGCTATCTCTCGCTGTTCGCGGTAGGTCTGGCCACCGGCTACGCCTGGGGCTGGATCGACGGCCTAACGGCCTCCCTGGCTGTTTGAGGACTGATCGCTATGTCAGGCGTTGTCGCTGTGCAGGTGTGTACCGCGTGGACCTCGACCCCCGAGGGCTTCATGGCGTGTCGCGAACTCGCATGGCAACAGGCCTACCTGATTCCGCCAGAGGCCGCTGGATACGTGGACATCCTGGTCAACGGTGGTTTCTCCCCGGAAGCCTTCGGCATCGGTGCCGCTGGCGTCCTGGGATCGTTCGTGACGGGGCTTTTGATTGGCTGGGTCGCGTCACTTCTTCGTAAAGCCAAGTAGAGAGGAAACACCATGAAAGCAATGAAGCAACGCATCGCCAAGTTCAGCCCGGTCGCCTCGTTCCGCAACCTGTGCATTGCCGGTTCCGTCACCGCCGCGACCTCGCTGCCGGCCTTCGCCGGGGTGATCGACACCAGCGCGGTGGAATCGGCGATCACCGATGGCCAGGGCGATATGAAGGCCATTGGCGGCTACATCGTCGGCGCCCTGGTGATCCTGGCCGTCGCCGGCCTGATCTACAGCATGTTGCGCAAGGCGTAACGGGTGCTCTGGTCGGTGTGGTTGGGGGCGTTCTTCGCCGGCGCCTTCATCACCGGGTACCGGACCGGCGAATTCTTCTAACCGAACAGACCGAGGCGGAAGCCCCCTCCGGAGTTTCCGGCAGGGGGCTTTTTCATGGGTGACTGGATGAGTAACAACGCACGTTCCGGCCTTGGCCGACTTCTTTCGCTGCTGGGTCTGCTGGTCTCGCTGCTGTGGCATTCCTTGGCGAACGCGGACTTCTACCAATGGCAGATTTCCATCCCCGGAAAGCCCACGGCCTTCTTTCCATCCTATACGGCGGCGTGCCAGTACTACTTCGATAACACGTCGGCCAACTGGATAAAGGAAATCAACAAACTGAGCTACAAGGAAGTTCAGTGCAGTGTTTCGGGTACTGGCGGAATCACCTGGCAGACGAAGACTGCCATCTTGACTGGCGATAGCTGCCCTCCGGAACAAGAACTTGATCCCGCCGATGGCGCCTGCAAGCCGCCGCCCGAAGAGTGCAAGGAAGGCGAACTGTTTCCGGCCAAGGGCCCGGACTCGCCTGTTGTCACCTCGGGCGGGCGGAACTATGTCGGCGACGGCGGCGCACCGAGCGCCTGTTATCAAAGCTGCGAGTATGGCGGCAACCCCAGCCCGGCCAGTTGCTATCTGGTCAAAGGCTCCACCACGACCGGCTTCTGCAATTACATCCTCAAGGGCACCGGACAGAATTGCGGTGCCGATTCCTACACCTTCGCGCAGACCGGCGACTCGCTGAACCCGCCCGACACCCCGAACACCGATCCTTCCGACCCGAACGACCCCGGCTGCCCGCCCGGCTGGTCGTGGTCGGGGACTACCTGCGTCAAGACCCCGACCGATCCCACGGATCCAACCGACCCGACCACGCCGGGCGGCGACGGCGGCGGCGATGGCAATGGCGGTGGAAACAACAACGGCGGCGGCAATGACGGTGGCACCGGCAATGGCGGCGACGGCAGCGGGGGAGGGGACGGCAACGGCGGGGGCGATGGTAGCGGCGACGGTGACGGCAGCGGCACGGGCGGCGATGGCAACGGCACCTGCGACCCGGCGAAAGAGAACTGCTCCACCGGCCCCGAAGGCCCCGGCGGCGAACTCAAGGAACCCACGCCCGGCACCTGGGATGACGCCATCGCCACCTGGGAAAAGAAGGTCGAGGAAGCCAAGAAAGAACTCAAGACCAAGGTGAAGGCCAACGTCGACCAGATGAAGGGCGCCTTCGACCTCAACCTGGCGGAAGGCGGCGGGCAACTGCCCTGCGAACCCATGACCATTTGGGGCAAGTCCTACTCCCTCTGTATCTCCGACTACGCCGGCCAACTCTCCAGCCTGCGCGTGGCGCTGCTGCTGATGGCCGCGCTGATCGCCGCCCTCATTCTGCTGAAGGACTGACCCTATGGAATGGCTCTCCGGTTTTCTCGATCAGATCATCGCCTTCTTCCAGTGGATCTGGGATTTCTTCGCCCAAGGCATCTATGACTTCGTGCGCGACGGCCTGGTGGTCGCCACCAAGGCGTCGATGTACGCCGCGCTCCAGACCCTGATCCTGCTGATCGATGTCAGCTACACCGCCGCCCGCGAACTGATCGACAGCCTTGGCGTGCCGCAGATGATCCGCAGCATGTATGCCGCGCTGCCGGGGCCGATTGCGGCGGGGCTGGCCTTCTTCGGCGTGCCGCAGGCGCTGAACATCATCATGGTCGCGGCGGCGACGCGCTTCTGCATGCGCTTCGTGCCGTTCATTGGGAGGTGATCCGTGTCGATCAAGATCCACCACGGCCCCAATGGCTCCTACAAGACCTCCGGCGCTATCCAAGATGACGCCGTGCCCGCGCTGAAAGACGGGCGGGTGATCATCACCAACGTGCGCGGCTTCACCCTGGAGCGGGCCTATCAGGTCTTTCCGGACCTGCCCAACACGGCGGAGATCATCAACCTCGATCTGGAGTCGCTGGAAGACCTCGAAAAGATGCGCACGTGGTTTCAGTGGGCGCCCCGCGGGGCCTTCCTGATCTTCGACGAAACCCAACTGCTGTTTCCCAAGTCCTGGCGGGAAAAAGACCTCGAGCGCTTCGACTACCCCGGTGGACCGGAAGCGGCCCACGCGGCCGACCGCCCCATGGGCTGGCTCGACGCCTGGACCCGGCACCGGCATTTCAACTGGGACATTGTCCTCACTACGCCGAACATCTCCTACATCCGCGACGACATCCGCATGACCTGCGAGATGGCCTACAAGCATTCCAACCTCGCGGTGATCGGCATCCCTGGCCGCTACAAGGAGGCCCAGCATGACGCCCAACTCAACCGTCCGCCCGCCGATGGCACCATCATCGAGTACAAGCGAATCCGAAAGCAGACCTTCGCCCTCTACCAGTCCACGGCCACCGGTAAGACCCAGGACACCAAGGCGGGCAAGAGCCTCTTCCGGTCGCCTAAGCTGGTTCTTCTACTGGCATTGCTGGCCGGCACTATTGGCTTTGTCTGGTATATGGGGCCTCTGCGCACGATTGGCGGTCCGGCTGCTGCGACACCTGCCGACGCTCCTGGCGACCCTGCTCAAGCCCCTGCTGCGCCCGCTGCTGTGGCTGCTCCAGCGCGTCCTGCTGCGAATAGCTTTCTTCCTCCTGGGCTTGTACCTGATGGGCCTGCTGCTGCGCCTGTTGATCTGAACGCCCATCCCTTCGCCGATCGGCGGATCTCCATCCTTGCCCACGCCTACCGTAAGTCGCGGGGCGACATCTACCTGTTCGCCCTGGACGATCCCACGGGCCGGCGCCTGGAACTCACCAGTTGGCAACTGATCGGCTCCGGCTACCGGGTGACGCCCAAGGGCGAGTGCGTCGTAGAGCTTCGCTATGAGGACTGGAAACAGACCGTCACCTGTGCCGGGAGGCAGGCCGGCGCGGTGGCCAGCGTCGTTCCGGCAGCGCCTGTTGCCGCCTCCGCAGACGCACCGGCCAGGGGCCGGTCGCCGCTGACCATCGTCCCCGATTCCGAATACACCTCGCGGCCCTGGAGGCACAAATGATCGATTGGGAATTCCTCGTCCCGGTGGCGATGGGCTGGGCGCTGCATCACTGGTGGACGGTGATGACGGCGCTAGCGGCGGTAGGGGTGCCGCCATGAGGGGCGGGCCGCGCCGCCGGCCGGGAGCGCAAGGCATGAGCGATAGGCCGAAGGCGCGGCCGACGCCCCTGTAACACGTCAGATAAGCCACCTATTGCGGTTTCAATTCGTACCAATTTGGATCGTTAAAGATGAAGAAAATCAGCCATCAAATTCGCGTCAGTATCGAGTCGGACGGTCAGGTCTTGGAAAGCCCGAAAGGGCGGTTGTTCTTCGACGACACCACGGCTCAATTCACCGATCTGTCAGGCGTGCGCATTCTGCGTTGCGGCGTGGATACGGTGCGGCAGTTGTACAACGGCAAGCTCCGGCCGGAAGTCATGGCGCTGTTTGACCTGTCGGTGGATGTGGTCGAGTTCGCCGGCTACGAATGGTCCAAGGGCCGTATCGGTCGCGACTCCGGCTATCAGTACCGCCTGCAGAACGCTGAAATGGGTCTGATCCTGCTAATCAAGAATCACAACATCAAGGTCGACACCATTGGCTCGCACCTCAAGATCGAGGTATCGCCTCACGCCCTCGATGGCGCCGATCCGCGCATCCTCCAGGGCGTGCTGGATGATTTGGCCGCTGCCGTGCTGAGTCACTGCGAAACCAACCAAGCCGCTGTGCATATCGCCCTGGACGTACAAGGCTGGAAACCGCCTCGCGATCTGGTGGATCGCATGCATTGTCGCTCGCGTCGGGTGCGCCAGATCAGCGGGATCGAGCGGATCGAGTTCGACGGCAACGCCTCGGTCTACGGGCGTGGCGAGACGTACATGTTCGGCTCGGCCAACGGTCTGCAACTGTCGATCTATAACAAGACCCTCCAGGCTCGGGCCACCGACAAGCTCGACTATTGGGAAAGCGTGTGGGCCACCCTGAACGGGGATCCGTTCGGCGATGGCGACCCGGCCTATAACCCCCTGGAAACGGTCTGGCGGCTCGAATTCCGTTTCCACCACTCCATCGTCCAGCAATTCTCCGAAGGCTCGCGTATGGCCTCCGGGGAGGTCATTGGCTGCCGCACCTATGAGGGCCTCTGCCCGCATCTGCAAGGACTGTGGAACTACGCCTGCGAAAGCTTCAAGCTGCTGAGCCGGACGGCGGTCTACGATCCGTTCTGGAGCCTGATCAGCCAGGACGCCCGCGTCCAGGTCGAGTGCGATCCGCTGATCGAGCGCACCGAGTATCGGCGCTACTACAAGACCGCCAAGGGCTTCAGTGGGCGTAACTGCGAGATGTTCCTCGGTCAGTTCATCAGCCTGATTGCGCGGGAGCGCATCCCTGCAAAAAAGGCTATTGAGTCCGCCCGCAAACTGGAGTTCTGGCACGTTATCGAAGACCACTATCTCGCCAAGGGTTGGACTCGTCGCGATCTGGAAAGGCACATACACAAGCTGATGTGTGATCGGTATCTGCGGCGGGGGTATGCCGTCTAATGTCGATCACCAAGCTCCCCGATGGCCGTTGGTTCGTCGATGTCGAACCGATCAAGGGCAAGCGCTTTCGCAAGCGGTTCAAGACCAAGATGGAGGCGCAGCAATTCGAGGCCACCGCGCGTCAGAAGTGTGCGGAAAACCCCTGCTGGACGCTCAGGCCGAAGGACCGTCGGCGTCTCTCGGAGTTGGTCGAACTCTGGTATGAACTGCACGGCCAGACTCTGAGCAACGGGCATCGTTGCGTGGCGATTCTGCGGTTGGTGGCAAAGGACCTGGGCGACCCGGTCGCTGTCTCCCTGGAGCCCGCGAAAGTGGCTCGGTTGCGTAGCCGGCAGATAGCCAATGGCATGTCGGGCAAGACCGCGAATAACCGTCTTGGCTACCTCAAATCCATATACAACGAATTGCGTCAACTCGGCGTCATTGACTATGAGAATCCGGTAGGGCGCATGCGGCCGCTCAAGCTTCAGGAAAGACCGCTGTCGTACCTGACCAAGCATCAGGTGTCCGAACTGCTTACGGCCCTGGATGCGCGCACCACGTCGCCACATCCGAAGATGGTCGCTCGTATCTGCCTCGCGACAGGGGCTCGATGGGGTGAGGCTCAGGCGCTGACGCCGGAACGTCTGAAAGGTAATACGGTGATCTTCGCCAACACCAAGTCCAAGCGTGTGCGCTCGGTGCCGATCTCGGAAGAATTGGCCGCCGATATTCGCCGGCATTGGCAGACCCACGGGCCGTTCACTAACTGCCTTGGCGTGTTCCGCCTGGTGCTGCTGTCGACCTCGATCAAGCTGCCGAAAGGGCAGGCCAGCCACGTACTGCGTCACACGTTCGCCAGTCACTTCATCATGAACGGCGGGCACATCGTGACCCTACAGCACATCCTGGGACACGCCTCGTTGGCGATGACGATGCGGTACGCACATCTTTCAAGAGACCATTTGACCGATGCAATACGTTTCAATCCTCTACTGAACTACCAGAGGTGAACTGATTGTTGAGTTTTAATGCAAAAGATCTAAAGTGATTTGGTGGCATGTTGCCTTATGGAGTGAGGAAATGGACAAACTGCAATTGTTGATTTTGAAGAATCAGTACGAAATTCTTTGTCGTCTTAAGGAGGGGGATAGGGAGTATCAAGCGGCTTGGAAGGCTATTGATCAAGGCTATGAGTACGAAATAGAGGCCCTGATCGATGAAGCTGTACGAGACCCAGTCTCGATGGGTGACTGCAAGGAGGTTCGTGAAATTCTTGATATGTATCGAAAACTGCAGACTAGCTTGCAAAAAGCTGATGTGGCGGCAGAACTTTCAGAAAAAGTATCGTTTCCAGGATTCGATGGTAACGAAGAGACACTTCACTATTCTTATGCCTGCTATCTTTTGCAAGACAAAGGCCTCTGGTTCGGCCTTAAAGGATGGGAAGAGGGGACATGGAACTCTCATTGTCCGATGTTACCCCGCTATCGATCAATGCTTAAGGTTTTCCGGGAGGCGCCTGGCTACCCGTATCCTGTTGAGTTTGTTGAGCGTGTGATAGTAGCTGGTGATGAGCGTTACTAGGCAATCTCGACACTTTTTCGACACATTTTCAATCCCGAAAAACAAAGCCCCCGAAAACGCAATGTTTTCAGGGGCTTCGCTATGGAATCTGGAGCGGGCGAAGGGAATCGAACCCTC